AACCACCTATCGTAACTGTGGCACTATGAGTTGCACTTCCCTTCTGTATCATATCAACATCATTATTAGAATTGTTGATGGTTAAGTTTAGTGTTTTATCTTGGTTACTTTCCTGTCTTGTATAAACATCATTATTACTACCATAGATATTTGTAATGTTTGAATGTTCGTGTCCTGAGTTATTTGATCGTTGACTTCCCAAAAACTTATTGTTAGAACCATGAATATCTAATCGTGTAAAATGTCCACCATATTCATAATCATCTATACTATGTAGTGTTCCGTCAGCATCAACTCTGTGTCCTTGATAGAAATCAACATCATTAGAATTGCCTGCTATATGAAACTCAAACTTATCACCGCCACATGGAGATTGATTACATGTCTGTGTAACATTTAGATTGTTACTGTCACCATCCAAGTCACCACCCCATAGTGCACCACTGCCCCATGCTGAGGTATATCCAACATAATTATTGTCACCTTTTTGGTCAATGTCTACTGTATTACTCGCACCACCAAAACTAAAGTTTACCTCGTTGTTACTACCCTCTACAGAGACAGTAATGCTGTTTGAGTTACCGCTGGTAACCTGTTCAATGGTTATGAGGTTATCAGCATATGCTACACTCATCATAAGGACGAAACTAGTTTTGATTAATAATAATTTGCGAATCATTCGCGCCCTCCGTAGTGTGTAGCATAAGATCAGGCGTGCCAGCCTGACGCAATGTAATACGTGTATCCTGTGTGCTAGGTGTTTTAATGCTTACCACACGTCCATCAACCTGTCTGTATATTTCCCAGTCTTCCTGTTCACCGCCAAATATTTGTGTATTGCCTTCTTCATATACACCTGCTACGATGGGATTGGTTGGAAAACGATCTGTTTGTTCGTACAATCTTCTGTTTAAAATATCTAGAATATTAGCCAGTAGATCAACATCCAGTAAGTTAAAGTCTAGTCTTGTAAATGCCAGTTGTTCTTCTTCTAGTTCATTTACTGCTAGTAAGTCAATGTCTAGTTCATTGAAGTCTAATAAATTATTAGTTTCTTCATCTTTTGTATATTCTTTTTCAATCTTCTTAGGTCGATTAATAATTAACAGGTTGTTAATCTGTGCTTCAGATAAATCCAATATCACTGGCTTTGCTGGAGATTTTTCGGTGGCAGTTACAAGTGTTGCTTGAAAGGCCTTGTTCATAATAACAGTGCCCACATCACTTGTAACTGCTATTTCACCTACTGTACCGTCCGGGTTTGGCAATAGTATGACTAGAGAACGACCAATCTCGTCCACGGTCATACTGAATGCCGTTCCTCTAACACCAATAGACGCGGTGGGAGTGCGGATGCTAACAGACTGTTGGTTCTGTTTTGCAATAAGTCCACTGGCGTATCGGACAGTACCCAACGCAATTTTAAGTCCTAGTTTGCTTGCGTTAGGCTTTTTTGGATCATAGACAAATTCATCTATGACCAATTTTGAATGTTTGTCAACACGAACTTTAGTTTTATCTGCAAATCCTATTCCTACAATACCGTTTCCTGATCTAACTTCATCACGCATTTCAATACCAAAGCCTACTTCGCTTGACTTCTTATCGCCACTACGAAGCACTTCAGCAGATCCCATCTGCTGTTCGACTTTGCCTACTGCGGCATGCGCTACGGTTACAAAATTAATCTGTAACAGTAATAGTAACGCTAGAACTAGACCCGTTAGTTGTAACATCTACAGTACTCGCTTCTGCACCTGATTGAGTTATACTTGTTGTATTAGACGAACCAGTAATTCCTAGTGTAGTGTCATGCTGTGATGCACCGCTCTTAGTAACAGTAACAGTGTTAGTGCTACCAGTAATATCAACGTCTGTGATCTTATCTGTTACACTAGCTGCTGTTGAGTTTTCTGTGATAGTTACGCTATTACTTCCGCCAGTAATATCAACATCAATGTCAACATCATCAACGCCACTGGCAGTTGATCCTACACTAGTACTAACTGTGTTTGAGTTACCACCACTTGCGTTAATAGTAATGTCGACATCATCTGATCCACCGTTGCTACCGCCTGTAGTACCAACCTGGACGTCAACGTCTGATGAGTTACCGGTTATGTTAGAAGTAATATTGGCGTTGTCGCCATAGATATCATAATCTAATTCGTTGCTTGTACCAACCTGATCGATGTCCATAGTGGTTGTAGCACCGTCACTGACGCTGTCATCACCACTTGCACCAACACGGTTACTTGAACCGTCTTGGTTAATATTAATTGTTGCACTACTACCTGTTTGATCAATATAGATCAAATTGTCAGCAAATGCTGGTATAGACATTGCTAACAGTAGTGTTACTCCTCCTACTATGCTCCTCATAGTATTTCTCCTAAAGTTCTTTTATTAGTTGACGTCTTCTAAATTCGATTTAGACTCCTTGTTAATAAATTTTTCTGGAAGCTTTGTACTGTCATAGTTCCAGTATCCCTTGCGCTTGCCTTCTTTAACCATTTGCACAACAGCAAACTCTATTGCTTGCCTAACAGCATAGTTAACTGGTTCATTTGTGCTTGTGCCTGCTTCTATCTCTAATACCTTTGTACCTAAATCATAAAATTTGAATACATTAATAGAAGTATTTGTGCTGAGTATTGTTTTCTCTGCACTTACTGCTAGAATAACTTCACCTGTGAGTACGCTAACTGCTCGTAAGCCTATAGTTACAATGTCGGCCCTCCATTCTGTCATAGGCCCTATGCCCATAATACGTGCGCCAGCACCTCCTGTAAACTTGTTTGTATCGTAGCCTACAATGCCACCCTCAATGATAACACCTGCAAACTTTAGTGGAGCAAGTCCTTTATCAGGGTCAAACTTCTGTCTTGCTTGGCGTATGATCTGTCGTTCTTTAACCAGAGCTTCCATTCCACCACGTTCGACCACATCAAAGAAGTTACCATCTGCAATGTCATCTAATGCTTTTATTAGGTATATCTCTGCACCTTGTGTTACCGCAGTACTGATGTTTGCAATGTTGTCTGCAGGCTTGCGCTGCCCTGTTTTATCTAAAAAGTTATAAACTGCAACCGTAACAGGTTTGTTGTTAGAGATCTTTGGAAAATCTCTAAGTCCCTTTTGTAATGGTGTGACTGTAGGTGTAGGTGACATTGTTTTAGCAATCTCATTGCCAACCACACATCCTGTTAGACTAAGTGCCATTACTATTGTTGCAGCAAGTTTAAACATTAGAATCCAAATCCACTTGTTGGAATAATTAGAGTTGTTACTGTACCATCTGAGGCAGTTACAACCAGTTTAACTTCGTCTCCAATAGTATCATACTCTATAGTGTTTCCTAAAATTACAATTGTCCCGCTGTCTTCCGCTGTTTCCCCAAATAACTTCTCACTCAACTGTTTACTTAATTCAGCGTAAACGCGACTTTCAAAGTTCTTCATAAACTTGTTAATGTTTGTATTTTCAGCTTCACGCTCTAGCTCTCTAGCCTTAGCTTCTTCTTTGGCTTTAATATCAGCCTTGCGTTGGTGTGTAAGGTTTTCAATAGTCAATACATGACTGCTATAGCCATGCCCACTAAAGGCAGGTGAACGCCAAGTGTGTCTAAGTTCCCCAGCGGCTGCTTGAGTAAAAAAAATCACGCTGAAAAAGACTGTAGCTATAACAGTTCGCATATCCGTACTCCTCCGCCCATATTTATAGAAAAAACCGCACATTAATATGTGCGGTTTTCTTATAGCCTATATATGAGTTGTTATTCCATCACTCGTTGTTTAAAACTATCTACTATAGTTTTAATTTCTACAGCAGTAAGTGGAGTTAAAGGTCTTGCTTTATACCAATTACTAATCTGAAATGAATTAACTAATAAACTAAGTATATTTTTTAGTTTATTAATTATCATAATACATGCCTAGATTATGCATATGCATCGCTGAACGAGCACGTGATGTGCCGTAGCGTACACAAGCTGCTGCAAAGTTTTTACCAAATTTCTGAGTACGGGTCTTAAAGGCGTCCCATAAGCCTGTTTCCACCAATAGGGTGCTTGTTAAAAAAGACATATTTTTTCTCCATGTGTATATGTGTGTGCTTGAGGAAAGCAATACCCCGGTCTTTTCCGGCGTCGCGCTTTTGAGGCATGCGTCATGCCATACTGTACTGTAATAGTACAATATTATTTATTGATTAGTCAAGGAAAAATGCGTTTATCTAATGTAAAATCTGTTATGCGGAAATGTAATAGTTATTTTTTAAACTTGAAGCTGATTTTGCCGCGGATGCCTGTCGCATCAAAATTCTTTGAAGTGTTGATATTAACTTTGCCTTCAAATACTGGTGGCCAAACAAACTTAAACTCGTTCATTCTAATATCGGCACCAGATTTACTTGTACCAGCATAAACTTGAGTAAGTGTACTGAAGTTAAGAAGTGCTTTAACTGCTTCAGTTGGATCTGTGTCATTTAGTTTAAGTTCTAAAAATCTGCTAAGGGCAGCGGTTGCATGATAGATTACATTATAAAGTGGTTTGTCTGTATCAGCACCGTATGTAGGTAGTAAATTCTGCAAACGTGGTGTAAGATCTTCAAGTGTACTTTTGTTGCCCTGCTTTGCTTTCTTAATTTCAGTAGCAATTACAGATGCATCATTTTCATCAATTAACTTCTGCTCCAAACATAACTGAATAAAGCCTGCTGGTGCACTCATTGTTGCTACAGTTTCTACTAGATTAATAAAGTCTGGATATGTATCCATTACCTGCTTAAAGTCTGCGTCGTTTTTCTTTAATTCAATAGTAGCATAAAGTCCTGCTAGACTTGCTGCTGCGCCTCCACCTGTTTTTGCTTTACTACTAACGCCAACTTTGCGGCCGTTTGGTGCCACAAGTTCACTGTCTGTTAAAGCATTGGAAACATCTAGAGGGAAAATAATCTTACAATTAGCAAACTTTTCACCGCCTAGTAGAGCTTCTTCAGCCTTAAGTAGTACACCCGGAGGAATAACTTGTCCTGTAATTACTGCTATAGGTGCTGCAAATTCACCAGTATAGTTTTCGTGTATACTTCTATACTTTTCACCGTCCTGGATAACAAAGTCTTTATTACCCTTTGATAGTTCAGTAATATAGGATACCATTTGTGATTTAAGATCGTCTGGAATACCGCTAGCATTTTTAAGAGCATTCGCAATCTGTGCAGGTTCGTATGGACCTTCACTAGTGAACACACTGCTAGGTTTAATGGCGTATGCCTCTTTACGTGCTGTTTTACTACCAAACTTATATCCGCCATGTCCAGGCTTTGCGCCTGCTGGTATATCTGTCATAATACCTGCAGAACTACGTACATTCTTAACGTATCTTACATAATACTCATCAACATCTTTTGTAAGCATGTGGACAATATATAATCCAAGCATGCCATTGTTAGGTTTGTTTACAACATAAACCTCACCCTTAACTTGTGACTGAAAGTTTTTTAACGCTTCGTTACGTTGTTCAGGTGTTTCAAATTGCTTTTCGGAAGTGTCAGGCCATAGAATAAGCTCTACAAAAGTAGATGTGTCTGTCTCATCCTTAGGGTTGTAGAATTCATCGCCTTGTCTGCGATTTGGGAAGCCTACACTTTCAAGCAAATCTTTTAATAACATAGTAAAGTATTTATAATATTTCCCAGTCAGTTAGTGTGTAGTAATGTAGCCCGTCCTTAGCCTCATGCTTGATGGGTGAACCCTTAACTGGGAACGGATGTTCGATAGTCTTTTGCCAAAAGTTGCGGAAGGGACAATTTAAATCCATTTCCAGCATATACAAGCGATCATTTTCATCGTGGCACCAATAGCAAAGCCAAGAATCCCGATGTTTAAAACTGTGCCTAAATGCTTTTTTAATGTGACTATCAATAAATGTTAGTGTAGTGGATATTTCCTTGCCGTGCGGTTCACTAGCCAGCCAAGGTGTGTTGTTGTAGTTTTTCCGCATTGTCTCTAGAATACTGTCTTCAGCATACAGTCTAGGCAAGCTAGCAATCATACCAACATGGTCTGCTGTAAAACTCTTGTCAGCTCTTGTCAAATATTCAAATAGTTGTGTGCGAAAGCGTGTCATATGTGTTTTACGCATACTGAGCATCATAAACTTCTGCCCATAATAAGCACGGATTTTTTCAGCATGCTGGATATACTTTGGCTGATTAGCGGGTCGAAAAATACCGATATCCTTAAATCCTGTATTAAAAATACTAGACTCTAGTGATTGGAATACTTCTGTATAATTACTGAGTCTGTTTTCATACATGTAGCAACTAATAGCAATAGGATCTACTGGTAGTTGATACTCCTTTAATGGCTTCTCGACCTGCTCTTCTCTAAGAACTTGTATGATACTTGTCAATGTAACCTCTATCAATTAGCCGGCGCCGCTTGAAGGCAACACGGGTTTGTATTTCATTCTCATCCAACAGATCTTCTGCGATGAGGATATCCAGCAATACTTTTACATCTGCTGCTTCTTCCGTGAGATCATTAAGTGTTTTTTCATTTAGACCATGGCGTAGAACTTTACTGCAACGCTGCGTAAGTTCACCGCATTCTTCCATTAGAATGATTAGCACTTTTTCAAGGTCAATTCCAGTATAAGGATGATTGTAACTGTCCTTGTATACTTTATTTCCTAAGCCATCGTAGGACCATAATCTTTTATCCGGGTCTAGCCAACTGTTAGCCATTTTCATAAATCCTGTTGTGTGTATCAGAGCAACGAATAAATGTTGCACATTTGCTGAGATCTTTTAGTCGTTTAGCGCCTACATATGTGCAGGTGCTGCGAATACCGCCTAGCAAATCCTGTATAGTTGCTGCTACTTCTCCCTTGTAGGGGATAAGAACTTCGCGTCCTTCGCTACTACGATATTCTTTTAGGCCGCCAAAGTGTTTGTCATTCGCCGCTTGTGAACTCATACCATAGAATTCTATAAACCGTTTTTCGTCTAGAATCCAATTACCATCTTCGTCAATCTCACCATTGCGATAGTATTTGGTAACTACTTCGCCGCCGCCTTCATCATGTCCTGCTAGCATACCGCCTAGCATTACAAAATCGGCTCCTCCAGCGAACGCTTTACTGACGTCACCAGGACATGTACAGCCACCATCAGCAATAATATGTCCACCCAACCCGTGAGCTGCGTCTGCACATTCCATAACAGCACTCAACTGCGGATAGCCAACACCTGTTTGAATTCTCGTAGTACAAACACTGCCAGGACCAATGCCCACTTTGACAATATCTGCTCCACGTAGGATTAACTCTTCTGTGATGTCTCCGGTTACAACATTACCAGCAATGATAATTTTTTCCGGAAACTCGTTTCTAAAGTTTGCTACAAAGTCTATAAAGTGTTCACTATAGCCATTAGCAACATCAATACATACCCATTTGATTGTTGCGCCTGCGTTTACAGCTCTAAACTTAGCTAGGTCGTCTTCTGTAACGCCCATACTATAAACAGCAAAATCACTGCCAGGATGGTTAAAATGTTCTGCTAGAATCTTTATTGGATAGTGTTTAACAATAGCAGTAAGCATACCCTGTCTGGATAGAATATCATTCATTTCCCAGGTACCAACACCATCCATATTGGCGGCAATGATAGGAATGCCAGTATATTCAGCATGACTATTTGTAAACTTATATGATCTGCGAAGATCAACTTCTTTGCGACTAGCCAGCGTACTACGCTTGGGTCGTAACAATATGTTAGAATAATCTAACTTTAAATCGTTTTCTATTCTCATATCACTATTATAATTAAATTGTAAGTATAAGTCAACCTGCAGGTTCTAAACGAACCTCTAGTGGAAACCCAGCGTTTCTTGCGCCTACTAGTACTTCCACGCCCTTTTGTTCTGCCATCTCAAAAGGCAAAACGGCAACAGTTCCCGATCCTTTGTCGTTAACTTCATGTGCCTTTTCTTTGGCATTATCCTCATTGTATTCAAATGTTGTAACAAGACTGTGTATAACAAATTCAAAACTAGTTACATCGTCATTTATATAGATGACTTTATAATTAGGTGGTTCAGATAAATCCAGTCGTTTTACGACATTAACCTTAATGTCAGTTTCCTGACTCATAAACTATCTCCATATGGGTAAATGTGGGAGGACAAGCCTCCCACACTATTTACTTGAAGTTGACTGGGATAATACGTGGTTTTAGTTCTTCAGGAACTTCACGTACCAGCTTAATGCTAAGAATACCATTTTCAACGTCAGCAGATTCAACATAAACATGCTCTGCTAGATTGAACGTGCGGGCAAAACGTCTGCCAGCAATACCCTTGTGTAGATATTCCTTTTCCTTCTCACCAGCTAACTTTTCAATAGTCGCTTCAACGGTAAGGGTGCTTTCGTGAGTATTAATATTAATACCTTCACGAGGAATACCTGCTACTGCGATTTCAATAACAAAAGTATTTTCGTCTTCTTTAATTACGTTGTATGGAGGATACCCGTCACTAGCATTATTCATATTATATGACATACGATCAAGTAGGCGATCGATACCAATAAAGTTACGATGTAGTGAAGGCAGGTCGAGTGTGGTTAGTCTTGTATTCATTGCATTTCTCCTTGTGTTAAGCAAGATATACTTGTGTAAGTCCCATAATGGCAACTTACATCTATATTTATACTACAAAACATAAGGATTGTCAAATATTTTACAAATTATTTTCGTTCAAACGCTGTTTCTTTTCAGCTCTGCGGATAGCAGCTTCTTTAGCCCTGCGCTTTTTGTCGCTAGGTTTTTCATAAAACTGCCGGTTACGCAGTTCTTGTGTATGACCTTCGTCTTGAAGCAGACGCTTTAGTTTACGCCAGGCCTTGTTAATGTTATTACCTCTTACCTCTACAGTAAATCCTTTCTTTCTAAAGTCATTATAATCTAAATTATTGTGTCTTTTCATTTATTCCTCTTAAATTGTTGTTTGTATTTTCTGTCCACTTTAAAATAAAATCTACAGGATCGGGTATCTCATTTAAGTTAAACTTTAAATAACTAACTGTATTATTGTAATAAAAAACTTTGGGTTTGTCTATAAAATAGCCAGCAATAAAGTTTTCTTTATCGAGTTCCATTAAGAATATATCAGACTGACTGTAGCACGATATAATCCAATCTATACTACTGTCATAACCTGCCACATATACAGTAACTCTTGCATCCAGGTTACATAATATGTCACAAATACTAGAAACATATACTATATTACCCAAACATGTGATTGTATAGTCAGATCCATAAAAATGATCAGGTTCTGATACAGCAACTACATTACTTTGAGAGTTTGGCAATTTCTTCTTGCTCTACTTGTGACAAGTCTTCAATTTCTATTCTCCTATTATCTATCTCGTTTTTAAGATAGGCGATGTATTCCTGATTGTCCAGGTAGGCCCTTGTATTAGTTTTACTAATCTCTATCCAGCGGTCACCAGTATATCTAAAGAGTTTGTTGGGGAGAACATCCACACGCACGAATAAATCACCACGGGTGGCTGTAGTGGGGAACCAAGTTCCAAACGTTACATTTGCTGCCCTGTCAATACTAAGGTCTACTACACCGGCAACTTCAACCGTAGGGACCGTTAGGATTTTTTTTCAGTTGTTTCCTTATTAGTAGCTGCTGATACTAGATCATCGCCAAAACTGTCTTTTTCCACTAACCGATATTTTTCGGCCATCTTCAATACTACAGCATCACGACGTGCTACTTCTGCTTCTAGATCTGAAATTTGTGTGAGCAGATCAGTAATCCTAGTTTCAAATGCCTGAGCGCCTGCTCCAAGATCATCAATTCTTTTCTTTAACTCGTCACGCTCTGCTTCAGTAGCAACGACTTTATCAACTAACCCATCGGCTTCGTTTTTTGCTAGATCTAAGGCGCTAGCGAGTGTATCACGCTCCTTGAGAACTTCGTCATATTCAGCTTTAAGTTTAGCATGCTCAGCCGGATCCATTTTACCTAGATTGTCATCTAGGAGTTTTTCCAGCTCATTTAGAATATTATTATGTTGATCTAATTTCATTTCTAGTTCCTCTAATCTAGGATCGTTTACTCGAACTATCTTTTTTTTAACTTGTTTACGTTCCTGTCTCCACCAACCAATAGTCATTGTGCCTGCTAGCACAAGGCATACAGCAAGTGGATCAAAAACTGCTACTATTATAATTATCACCCAACGCACCGCTTCTTCTAATAATGTCTTATCTGCTGCGCCATAGATAAGTTCTGCGATGTATTTTACTGGGCCTACTTCTGCTTCAAACTGTCTGTACTTTTTCTCAAATACAAACTTCTCTTCTCGTAGCTGATCAATAACTGGCTGTTCGTTTTCTATTTGTTTTTCTAAATCAGCAATACGTGTGTCTACACCTTTATTAGCATTGCCTGCTTCAAGTGTGTAACGTGCAATATTTTCATTAGCACTCTTTACTGTGGGATCAATACTCTTGCGTATTGTGGCAATACGTGCTTCAACTGCCTTAATACTATCTGTTAGACGACCGTTGATTGCACGAATTTCTCGTTGTACTGCACTAGCAATACCTAGTTCATTTGCTTTGGCACGGTCAATATCCGCTTGTAGTTTATCACGTTCGGGCTTTTGTTTAGCTCTTAGTTCAGCACCCTTGGCAACGTTGTCTGTTGTGCTACTAAACAGACCACTTTCTCCAGTGGTGCCCTGTTTAGTATATGCTTCTACGTCATTGTCTAGTCTTGTAAGTTCGTCCTGTGCTACTTTGATACTAGCCTCTGCACGTTTTTGTGCATCTTCTAAACGGTTTTCCTGCTGTTTAATTTCGATGGCAGCTTGATCACGTAGGCCAGGTATCTTAGCGTTCTCAGCATCTATCTGTGGTTGTAGTCTAGCATTAGCATCCTTAATACGCTGTTGCTCTCGGGTAATGAGACTGTCGATTCGACCACCAGTTTCGCCCTTGTTTAAAGCCTGTATGTTTTCTTGCCAGCGTTTGATTTTGGCTTCTGACCTAGCCATCTTTTCGTCAATAGCTTCTGCAAGTGCAATCTGTTCTGCGCCTACACTAGCCTGTTCAATATGACTCTTACTTAGGAAACCAAACACACCCATGCTTGTAATAAACATAAGCACTATAACCGCCGCGGTTAGGTAGCCACGTATAAGTTTAGGCGCACGGTGCCAGTTCTGATGTAGCCATACAGTTGTTAGGATCTTACCAACTTCTAGTACACTGCCCATAAGAACAATAGGCAAGAAAGCTGCTGCGAAAATCGCAGTCAAGCCAATGATGCTATAGTACGCCGCAATGCCAGATATACAAAGGGCAACAAGTAGTGTAAGTAATCCTAAAAACATCTCTGTATTATACTACCTTTTTACTCTAACGTCTATATTTAACGCTGTTCAATCCAAGTGAATGATGCTAATGCGTCCTTATTCGTGACGTCGGAAGCACACAGGATGGTGAATACATCACTGACTGTTCCTAAACTGCTTCTACCGATTTGGTATGCTGTTCTTGCGTCCAACTCAACGCCCGTGCCACCACCACCTGAGATAACAAATCCGCTGTCAAGCACCCGGCCGTGATTGGCCACCGTGATGTTGGTTGGGGCAATATAGGTTTGGTACTGTGTGAATCCGTTTGGGTCTGGATGATCCAGCCATGGTTGCGGACCATTCGCACCTGCCGTGACTTCTGCTGGTATGGTAGCATTACGCACCAGTTTGTAAAACACGTTGGTGTTGTCAATGGTAGCGACTTGTAACATCTGTGGTAACACGATTCCTTGCAGTGTTGTGGGCTTTAGTCTAATGCTCAAAATGGGATACCAATTGTCATTGGTCACTGCGGAGGACAAGGCCGATGCCATGCGTGTGCCGTAGAAAGGAGAACTGATGTTTTGGGCGATACCAAGTTTGCCCACTGCGCCTTCTGAGATAATACTGTTGGATCCTTGAAGCATGGTGTATGGACCACCTGCCACCGTGCTGATTGCTTCCATTTCCATCCTGATGGGGAGGAAGGGAGTCTGTGCCCAGGGCAGTGTATGTCTGTTGGCATTACGATGGGTGTGTATTATGCGAGTTGCGCCGTCAATTACAAAACCAAACTTGACTTGGCCCGCACCATACCATTCATATTCGATGTTGATCAATTGTATCTTGGTTGGGTCTGCTGTTATGCCACTTACTGTAGTGCCGTCAAGTTTGTCGCCATTCCACTGACTTCTTGGAACCACAATGTCAGCACCGCCGTTTGATACTGTGCAGTTATATATTGGAGCACCATCCACCCATACGCCACTGTCTTCAAACCAAAAGCCATCACCTTCTTGGTTGAACATTCCAAATCTTTTGCGAATGCCTTCCACAGGAGTTTCAAGCGTGACAGCGAAACTCACCGTGCTGGTCCTTCCCGGAACGTATCGTTGTACGAGAAGAGTTTGCCTAACGACCTTGTCGCCACTGTCTCCATTGATGCTCAATTGAACTTGGCTGGTGGCTGGTGCGTGGGTGGCACTGCCAGTTCCTGTTACATCAGTTTCCCATACATCTGTTTCAACACCATATTGGAATGTGTTGAAGAAAGTGGTTTCATAGGGACTAACTTTTTGCCTACCCTTTGAGGTTAGGTTGCCGTCATCACCCGGACCAGTGGCAGTTTTAACACGCAGGATGGGTTGCCCTGATGAATTATATTCCATGGCTTTATGCAGGTTAAGTAGGTTTGTTTCCTGTGGATGTTCGTATGCTGTGGTGTTGTCTCTACTAGTGTCTGAACGATCAACCATGATTTATGTCCAAGGACGACCTTGTGTGAGGACATCACCGTCACCAGTGTTATCCACCACAGTATCGCCAACGTATTTGGTGGGAAGAATATCTCTATCGTAGGTATTGCCCGTGCGATAATAGGGTTTGGTAGTATCACCGCCTGCGCGTCGTTTGAGTTGGGCTATTTCCAACTGCATGATCTGGCCAGCTTCCCGTGTAGCCTGATTGCGATCTGCACTTACTGTAATAATATCACCTGCTCTAATACCAGCATTGAATAGTGTAGTACCACTGTCATCTGTGCTGTCTTTCACAAGTCCATTTTTGTGAATACTGACACGACCATAATATGCACTATCTAATCCTTCGTCACTAATAATAGCAGTACGAAGTTGTGCCATTGTTTGTCCGTCGTCGATTGTAAAGTCATTTAACAGTCCTGTTAAACCCTTGTACTTGATATTAATGCTTGCCATGCTCGTGCTCCAACTGTGTTAGATAATGATACAGGCTTGGTGAATCTGTGCGCAAATCAGCGGCATGTTTGGGGCCATTTACCCCGCCGCCTGCATGAGTTGTTACGCTTTCAATATCTGCGTATTGCTCGTTAGGTGCGTTAGCTGGTTCGCACTCACTGCGATCATCGTCAGTTAAATCTTCAATCTGACGGAAATGATTATCGTCAACAGGCTCATTAACCTGTTGATATTCGTCAATTACACCCAATAAGCGTTTAATAAGTTCACTAGTATCCATACTGTATTTATTGTAGGACGGCGAACTCCTCAGGGTTATCTGTGGTGTAAACTACACGCTTAAAGTCAAACTCAGCAATAGCCCGCATACAGCCCTTGCAGGGCTTTGCCATACCGTTCACCCATTCACGCTTGTCGTTATCAGGGTGTTTGATTCTATAGACATAGAGAGTTGCTTTACGCAAATCATCCTTATCCAAATGGTTAAGGCTGTTGGCAATAGCGTTTACTTCGGCATGCAAAAAGATTGCTTCTTTATTCTTACCATACTGTCTTGCGAGAGGATGACTTTTGTACTGGTTTCGTCCTGTACTAATAATTCTATTCTTAATTACGACGCAGGCGGATAGTTTTGCACGACTAGCGCCTTCATTGTCAATAGCCTGTCTACGCAGGAAGTCCATTACTCTATAATCACGACGCCCCAAGGGCGACGGCGGCGGTACGTCATCCATTCTTCTTGCCCCGCTTGAGCTTGTTAGTATGGGCATCAAAAAGGTTACCTTCACTATCAACCTTGTAGAGCTTGCCGTCTACATTAGTGTAGCCAACAGCAACCTTCTCAGGGTTAATAGTACGATTAAGAAAGTTAGGAATAGTGAGCATCTCGTCTTCAACTGTCATCGTTTTCGTCTTAGGCATTATCATCTCTCTTGTTGTAAACATAAGTTACATAGCCGGCCCTTGTGTTGTCGAGTGTGACCACATAATCAGAACCGTATTCCTCTTGGTCTTTAAATAAACTCTTGAGATAGAGTATTGGGTTATTATCAACCCATCCCAGATTATATTCGTGTTCGATTCGTGCTGCTTTAGGTAGCATTTCTACGAAAGTCTTCCAAAACATCCTCGACGAGGTAAGGAGCATCTGCGGCAAAGCCGCCAACATGCCAACGGAAAGTTCCAGTACGAGCAGTCAGTGGACTACCCTCCTTCCAATCGTAAAGGGTTACTGTGTAGTCATCATAACAATCAAGCACAGGATTGTACACTGTAATCTCACCACGAAACTCGTTAAAAACCTTGTCACTAGGACCGAGGTTCTCACCAAACACTGCTTCAAGTTCTGCATAGGTTGCCATAACATAACCCTGCAGGCTTGTACCTACAGCATCTACAGTGTCACCGCTGTCAAATATTCCAATCATTACGCATACTCCTTTACATTCCAAACCATTCCATCACGCATTGCACTTGCAGTAAGAAAAACCTCATGCCCGTTCATGCCCTCAAAGACAAGATTGATCTTGTCGCCACTGCGTTCAACTCGCTTCAATCCAGCAAGTTCCTCAACAACACAACCGCCCATATCAACTTCAATCATTTCCAGTTCTCCTCATTTCCTACATATAAACATAACACATCTGTACTATGCGTCAACCGTTTTAGCGAACGAATTCGTATGGCTTGTTCCAGCTACCAATGCTTAGGTTTAGGTAGTAAGCCGTATCAAAGTAGTCGGTCATGCTATCCGAATTATCATACCAACCCTTGTTAGCATGGAAACCTTCGCCCTGAATAGGTGCAGTCTTCATGATCTCTAGGATACGCTTAAAGAAAATCTCGTGCTTACCAACTTGGTCTAGGTGGTACTCGTTAACATTACTATGTCCAGTAGCAGTAATATCGCTAAGATCCCGGGGACCTTTCGCCAGCGTAACATCTAGGCTGTAGCTACCAGCGCCCTTGCGAACGCTGAACTTGTACTTGGGATAAGCAGCCTTAAGCTCTTTACGGACTGCCTTGACGTCTTCTGCACTGATATAAGCCATTTCGTTGCTCCTCAATTTCAACTTATAATGTATAATAGCACTTCCTAGCAGATGGTCAACCATTTTAGATGAAAAAAGCCCACCGAAGTGAACTTTTTTCTGTAGTGTAAAGGCTATTTTTGCCCGCTCTGTGACACTTTTGGGAGCCGTTCCCTTGACCCTATATCACGGCAGTCAGCTGGCATAGCTACCCTATTACGTCAAAATCTGGGTCATCTTTGACAGCAATCCAACGATGGTCGCCAGTTGGACTGAACACCATCGCAAAAGGACCTAGTACACCAGTATGCTTTGTGGTTTGGATACTGTCACGAATCTCGCTGACCCAGAACTCTGTACCAAACTGCTGGATACGATTCTTACCGTGTTTGCTCTTACCTTTGAGCGTAATCTTATCGCCTACTTGCATTGTGATTCTCATCTTCAACTCTTTAACTTATATTATATAATAGCATACCTTAGTCTAAAATCAACCGTTTCTGATAAAAAAATAAATCGCAGATTTATACGGTTTTTGATAGTTTGCTAAATGTTTGAAATCTAACAAGAAAAAAATATCACTTTTTTGCTCAGAAACGGCTGACATATGCCCTGTATGTGCTAATATGTATGTATAAGGATTTTGGAGCAGACAATGGCCAAGTACAAACCTCGCTATTTCAAGCCAGCTGGTATGAACACTGCCAAGCACTTTATGGTTGGCATTGTCTGGCCAGTCTCAGGTAGCAAGGGCAATACTTACGACATAGAGCTACATCCTGAGGGATTCGACTGCTCTTGCCCAGGCTTTGGTTTTCACGGCAGTTGTAAACACGTTAAGGCAGTTGCTGAAACATTTACCTGTGAAGACGTTCCTGAATATAAGGTTGCCTGATGTCCTTACATGACCAAGAGTGTATAGATGCTATAGAGAACCCTAACATGATGGTTCCCTGGTATCTTATGGCGGCCTACGCATACTACGAAGAGGATTCGCCCATACTTAGCGATGGACTATTTGACGCACTAGCTAAACGTATGCTAGAATGTTGGAATGATATAGATCACTGGCACAAGGATCTAATCACACCGGAAGATCTAAAAGCAGGCACTCTGCTACGACGTGATTTTCCCAACAGAGTAAAGGGTGCTGTGGAGTACCTTGTACAGACTAAATAGGCTTATAAGGAGAATGTTATGAAGTCCGGGAATATTTTTGTAATTGCGGTATGCGCAGTAGGCCTTTCAGGCTGCTTGGCTACCAACCAGGATAAAGGTGCGCTGATTGGTGCCGGCGCCGGCGGTTTACTGGGTAGTAAGATTGGCGGTGGAACTGGTAAGTTGGTTGCTACTGGTGCTGGTGTTCTAATTGGTGCTATGACAGGCAGCGCAGTTGGTCAGAGCATGGATCAGAAACAACAGGCTCCCACGGTCGTTTATCAACAGGCACCTGTGTATCAAGTTCCTGCTGATGCTTGCACCCAGTACCGCACTAATGAGGGAGCGTATGCTGCTTGTCAGCGTGGTGTAGCACAGAAGAACGCAGACATCCAACGTCAGTTGGAGCAGGACGCTTATCAGGCTGGTCGCAGATAATACTACAACTAGTCAAGGAAAAAGGGACCGTTTGGTCCCTTTTTTATTCTCTATCGCTAGCAAACTGTGTTATAAAAATATGCTTGCCAGTCTCAAAAAGTCCTACTGCTCCTAGCCAATCTTTGCTACTAACATGGATAACAGAATTACCCTCGTTGTCTATGCTACAGGCAGCAAACTCAGTGATAACGCCCTGATGGGCCATCTCTAGCATTTCCTGCAATACGTCAACAACGCTTTGTTGACCACGCTCTTCTAATGTTTGGTCATTCTTAACTACATTAAGATGTACAATCTTTTCATCATCGCTCATTTTGTTTCTCCAAGTGGGCTAGGTCCATCAGTATCCTTAGGATAGAACCAACCTGTTAATGTATAGCGAGGGTGATCCGCCGCATAACTGACAGGACTTATAAAGTGCTTGTTAATCCTATCTTTTATTGTAGCACTAACATCCATTAATAGCAAGCGATTACCAAAAGGCTCCACACTTGTTTTAATAGTGTGCTCATCGTCGTTCATTATACATAGTTGTCCGCCCCAATGCGTTTCCCATGTATCATTTAAGTAGAATATATATGCCAGCCAGCGTTTAGGATCATGATGTGCCTTTAGCCAACTCGTATGGTCGTAGGCACTATAGGTAGGTTGGTGTGTGTACATATTAGTAAAACCACTAACATACTCTGCTAGGTCCATAAAACTAGTATCCGGCTTGCCTAACTGGTAATCTTCTACACAAACTCTTGTAAACTCTGTGGTTAGTGGATGGTCTATAAAAACACAATCCTCTTCTTTAAGAATCCATTTAGCCATGTGCCAGTAGCCAAAAGTACCTTGTCCGCTTTGTTTGTATTCATCACGCAGAGCCGCTTCATCTATATTAGCAAGTTTTTCAGGTGATATCTTTTGGTGGCTAGTGTGTATGCATCCCCAACGTCCATAGTCGATCTTCTTAACAGCATCATAGATTTCAGTTATGTACTCGTCTTGGAGCACATTGTCTATAATGCAGAATCTATTCTCTGCAAAATCCTTTTGTGCTTGATCTAGACTATCAGTATTAAACACTAGTTCTCTCTGTAAAAGATATGGTCGTCGATCTTAGTTATTAGACGCATACTTTTACGCCAATGAGGACTGACATAATCTGCATGGTAATGTGTAGCACCTTCTACCATGCCGCTCCATTTGTCAAACGCTAGGATCTGATAGGCAACATCTTCAGCAAGTTTCCAACTAACACTTTGCTTGTTAGCAGGAGGATCTGTCTTGCCGTCACAATACCAACTAAACTGGCATTTGTGGCGAATAGGATAATATTCTCTTTTACTATCGTCCACATCCTTACCACGAGTTTTCCAACTCTCAGTGTGTGGGCCTTCGTAGATAACTTCACAAGGGCTACCAGGATAGCGCCTATCCTTAACACGATTCATAACAACACGACCTACAGCAATCATACCTGCTACACTTTGGTTGCTTGCTTCGCGATACATGTTAAGTGCCATACAGTATTGCTCTTCTTTATCTACTCTAACATTAGTGGGCTGTTTTGGTAGATATACAATACGTGTTTTGGTAGTAGGAACTTCTTTGATTACTACCTTTTCAACTACAGTGGGTACTTCTACTTCCACAACCTTGTCTATAGGTACAAGTTTTTCAACTACTCGTTCTACTGTAACAAACTCTATTTCAGTTTTTGGCTCGGCACCGTAGTAATACGATACTACACCTGCAATAAACCCAATAATCAAAAGTCCAGCTCTAGGTCCCATTAGAACCTCCATGCTTGTTAACGATATACTATATTAACTTGTATTTGAGACTTGTCAACCGTTACGGTTTAACGATTCCTTCAGCAATCAGGCGTTCTCTATTACGCATATGATGAGCTTGAACATCTTCTTTACTGCCACCAAAGTAAGGTACACAATGTCCTTCAGCAATCATAACTTCTGTAACCATGCGACCATCTTCACTAACAAAGTCACCGAGGATACGACCAAACTTGCCTTTCATATCCTCGCCATCTTTGTTTACTTGTGTTTTTAGGATTGCTTGTTTCCCTAATAAGGATTTCAATCTAGCTTTTGCAGCAAGTCCAAACTTCTTTTCTACCTTATCACTTGTGCGAGATTCTGGTGTGTCAATGCCCATAATACGGACACGTTCGTCTTTAAGCCATACGCCAAAGCCTAGGTCGATGTCAACATCTACAGTGTCTCCATCCACAACTTTGACGACATTTACTCGATATTCGTACATAATCGATACTCCTCTTCCAGGAGTATTTATCGATTACCGAGTTCTGCCTTGTCCGCGATACTTTTTGAAACTTGCACGTAATCGTTTGTTTTTAGGCTTGGACATATTACTCTGTCCAATGCTTGTACGCTTTTTTGTACCCTGTCTGTTGAGTGTAAGTTTAGTGTTACCACCGGTTGCTTTTCTTGATGCCATAGTCGATCCTCCTTTAGGACAGACTATTTATTACTTACTGTGTGGAGGCATCCTTGATTCAACAAACCAAACATGTTCGCGACGACCTGGATGATACTTACGCATACGCAACTTCTTGCCTTCACGTAGCTGGCTTACTGTCTTTGGATGGACGAAATGAAACGTAGCACTGTTACGCTGTTCATCCTCTGGAATCATCCATACTTTATCGTTACGATTATTCTTCTTTGCCATTAACCGTTACTCTTCATACTGTAACGACCAGACTTCCAAACTTCATTAGCAGGCACACGAATAAACTTTTTGTTAGTTTCATTCTTATTAGGGTTTTCAATAGTAAGCATTACACGCTTACCTTTAAGAAAGGCTGTCATTTGATTATTCACACGTTCGACTGAACGGTTCTCAACGTAGTCTTTACGGCATGCCTTCTTTAACCAACGTGACACATTGTTATGCTCGCCTTTTGAAGTATAGTGCTTACCGCTGCTCTTCTTGCCTTTTGCCATTAGTTTGATTTTCCTTTTCTAAAAGTTCTTTGCATACGTTTTCGTTATCTTTGAAAACATTTTTAAGTGTGCAATCTTTGCCTATAATATCACTAACAACCTTGTCAGCAATACCTTTTCCTGTTTCTGCTTCAACTATACCGTCTGCTGCCCAGCTTCCTATAGTCCCAATTAATTCTACGGCAGTAATGCTAGCACAGCCTGGAGGTATTGTTAATAACAACATCAACATTATAACTTTTTTCATTGACTGTGTCTACTTTCTTACTCCGCAATTATTTATTTTTAGCGAAAAAAAATGCAACCATTTCTGTTGCTAGGTAGGTTGCCCACCCCATGAGATTATGCTGCTAGAGCAAAATCCTCAGATGCTACATTATCGTTAGCATTTATTGTTTTTTGCTGATTTACGGTCTCGCCTACCGGTAACTCCACTTCGCTATACAACGCCAATCGATACCTAGTTCGCCCCCCTCAGAAACACACGAATAAGTAATGGCCCAAATCTATAACTTTTATAAGGATTTCCACTATTTAATTTAAATTCGCCCCATTGAAAAGGAGTTCCTTTAAACCAACTAATCCAATGCCAATCCCAATTCATTATATCCTCATGTGTTTATGGTGGAGGCGCCGGGATTCGCACCCGGGTCTTGTTCGCCTTTTGCTGGGCTTCAACGTTACAATACTATTTAACTACAAATGCTAGGAAATGTCAACCTAGTTTGCATCTCTAGTCAAATAATTGACACGTACACCACTTGGTGCAAAGAATTCCTCAACTGTGCGAACAACCTCAGCGTTATCATAGGGCTTACAACTAAACACGTCGATATAACAATCGCCAGTGTCATCGCAGAAGTGACCGCAAATATTTGAAGTCTCAATCAGTTGGACAAGAGTGTAACCAGTCTTGTCTTCCTTGCCAAAGTGTACTACCTGAGGTTCACCATACGCAACCATATCAATCCGCTTTACTAATTCTTTAGCAAAGGCACTAATATTTTCTGCACTGGTGATTTTAGACTTATCGCATGCGCGGCAGTCTAGTGTTAAATGGTAGCCCCATGACATATGTGTATCTCCTTAGGAAAAAAAAATGCAGGACATTTCTTACGTCCTACATTGTAATTGTATTACAACATTATAAAAATGTCAAGGTTATTTATATACGTATATTAAATTTCTTCCTGATACTCAGCACGCCATTTAATGCCGTACTCGGACATAAGCTGTTGGTTTTTTCTCTCTTGGGTATAAGCATCCCAATATTCACCATATCCGTCATTGTTGAATACTACTGCACTATCAAACATTCCTTCAATGATACTCGTTTTATCTACGCTTTTAACACGATCTTCTAACGCACTTCCGAAATAATAGGCATTGTCCTTGCTATTATTTCTAAGTTCTAATTGTAGATCAGTTCTGCTAGCAAACTCTTTTTCGTCGTAGACTTTCTTTTGCATATTTGTCCAGGAGCTCTGTAAAGTTCCTAAAGCGCCACTTACACTAGAGTCACTAGCAAGAGCTGTCAAAGCACTATCTATTTGTACCATTTTTTCTTCAGCAAAATTGTCGAGAGTTGCATAAGAGGTCATGGTGTATGGATCAGTTACTACAGATGCAGTAGCATAATCTAGAGTATCTAAATAATCAGGTGTTGTAACTGCTGTTACTAATTCACTGTATCTTGCTTTAATATCTGTTAATTTTCCCTGACTATCTAAATAATCCATTGTATTAGCATAATCATAAGCATTTCCTGTTCTGGTTTTAGGATTGCCTAAACCTACGCCGCCTACTGTGCCCATTAGATCCCCGGTAGTGATAGCACCATGATGACCACTGCCGCCCAGATATGTATTTGTAAGCTCTGTTAGTGCTCCAGGAGCAATGGGAAAATCTGTATCACTAATAATATTAAGATCAGGTAAACTTAGATTAGTAACCAAGTTTCCCAGTTGACCCGGTGTACTTAAACTACCAAGATTTACGCTTTGTAATTGTTCTCTAAATTGATCAAAATTATCATAAGGAATATCATCAAAACTGTTCGCCATGATTTGTTCAAAGTTTGCAAAATCAGCGAGGCTAGTCATACCCGGTACATTACTGCCCAATAGTCGCTGGGCATAGGCAATCTGTCCTGGATCAGTTACCATGCCTAATGCTTCAGTCATTGCCTCATTAAAGTCACTACTAGATAAGTTTGGAATCATATTAGCATCAATGCCCACAGTAGCAAGAGCATCACCTATACCAGTAATGCCTGCTCCTCCAGTGGACAAGAGCTTACCTACGACCTGCCCAGGATTACCAAAGTTAGCAATATCCCCCAAGTTGAAAGCACTGCCTAGATTTCCTAAGTCCATGCCCAATGATGGCAAACTACCTACAGATCCAGTTAGGCTACCCAATCCATTTGTTACCATAGATAGATTATTAGGAAAGGCACCTCCTAGGTAGTTGCCAAAATTGCCACTAAGTGGAAATGTCTGTGTTAAGCTGCTGATACTGGCGCCAAAATTCAAACTGCCGGCGTCCACAATGGACCCAGCAAGACTGCTACTTATTCCACTAAAAGCATCTGCAGCGCCAAAAGTTTGTGCCATTTGTAGTGGCCCACTGCCAAATAAATTGCCAGTATGACTTCCCATAGCACTTAGAAAACTACCACTACCTAGCGAGCTAACAAAACTAGATCCTACTGAACCATTTAAGGCGCCGCCAAGTGCGGCGCTACCGATACCAGCCAAGCTGGGAGCAGCACCACTAAGATTACTTAATGCACTAACGGCACCGCCCAATGGATTGGTTATGCCAAGTCCGGCGGCAATACTGACCATATCACCAACTCCAGTGGATCCAGGTATAACGCTACCAGCAACAGATCCCAATGCTCCTGATACGCTACTTAATATTCCGCCGCCGGCGGTTGACATCACATTACTAAGTCCTGGAACGGCACTGACCAGACCGGCACCGCTCATCATACCAGCAACTGCTGATAACCCAGTAACACTTAACACTGCGCTTACACAAGCCATTTAATCTATCCTATCGTACAATCAAAAGCACCTGTAGCTCTAGGATGGCCGCAAGTATCAATATCGCCTATCCTTAAAACTGGGATGCCGTTCATAGTAACACTAAAACTACCAGGAAATGCTGCTGTAGCAGCACAATGTATGTCACAACCAGGAGCACCGCAACAAGGATGAGGTGTTACTCTACTGCCTTGTCTTGCTGCTGGTCGACCATTAACAGTTACATTCATGTGACCCTGTACTGCAACGCCGCCTGCACTGTTAATATCACCTATTCTTACTACTGGTCTTCCCATGCTGTTATTTATCAGCAGTATTATGTGCTATTATAATATAATCTTCCATGACTTCATTTACTAAACTTTTAGCAATCAGTTCTGGATCCTGCTCTGTAGTAATATAAATGCTCCTGCCAATACGCACATCTTCAACACTAGTAAATCCTAAATTTTGTAAGGCACGTGTGGTAGCCTTTCCAGCATTGTCCAAAATGCCACGCTTGAGCATGATTTGTATTTCATAGCGTGAGGTCATCTAGGCCTAGGTCTCCCATGCGTTCACGAATTTCTGGTGCGCTCAGTTTAGTGAGACCATCACAGCCACCTTCCACAAACAATGCGCCATGCTGATAGATTTGTGGTACTGTTTTATGTCCACGGAGTACGAGGAACTCTCTTGCTTCACTATCTTCCTCAATGTTTAGTTCTTGGAAAGTTATGTCATATCTTTTTAAATATGCCTTGGCGCGGTCGCAGTAAGGGCAAAAGTTTTTTGTATATACTGTTAACAATTTATCAACTCCTTTTGTACAATAGCTTATTTACGGTCTGGAAAGTAATCCTGCTGTATACCTTCTTCAAGGTCTACATCTGGATTGTCCAAAAATTCATAGTTCAAATCAATTTTATAATTGGTTTTCTTTAAATTTACAAAACAATAACTCATCTATTCCTCTATTTGTTTAGAGGCTGAGTCCACTGAACGTATCCTCTTCTACGTCTTGTTTGGTGCCACCAATAATGTAGCTTGAGATTTCCGTTTCTTGTGGTGCTACTTGTACTTCAGCGCCGCTAATCCATTTTTGTGTCCAGGGCAGTGGGCTGGCCTGTGGTACATTAAATGGAGTACGCATACCAATAGCAATCATGCGCTTGTTAGCGATCCATTCAATATACTGACTGAGCAGTTGTGCGTTGAGACCAATCATACTACCGTCTTTGAATAAGAACTCTGCCCAACGTTTTTCCTGCTCAACTGCACTTACAAACATCTGCACACATTCGTCTAGTGTTTCTTCTGCAATCTTTGCAAAGTCCTTGTCCTCTTTGGGTAGTAGTTTTAGTAACTGTTGTGTACTTCCCAAGTGTACATTCTCATCACGAGCAATAAACTTAATAATCTTAGCATTGCCTTCCATCTTCTTAAGTTCTGCAAATGCCCAACTGCATGCAAAACTCACATAGAAGCGAACACCTTCGAGAATGTTTACACTCATCAGTGTAAGCCATAGCTTCTTCTTTAGCTCGTATAAATCTACATTGATCTCTGTTGCAACGTTGCTGAAGTTACCATTTACTTTTGAGGTATCGTGTTCCTTACCGCTTACTACAAGATGCTTACCTACACCCAGTAAATTATACCACCCAGCCATACGCACTAGATCATCATAGTGCTTGGTAATATCATCTGCACAGTCGACAATCTCCTGAATGTCTAACATCTCATCGAACACTTTGCTCGGGTCAGCATATACATTACGAATGATATGTGTGTAACTACGACTATGAATAGTTTCACTGAATGCCCAAGTTTCAATCCAAGTCTCTAGTTCTGGTAAACTCACTAGTGGGAGAAAGGCTAGGTTAGGGCTACGGCCTTGTACACTATCTAACAGGATTTGACGCTTGAGGTTGCTAGTAAAGATATGCTTTTCGTGGTCTGTAAGTTCTTTAAAGTCCTTAGCATCACGTAGGATATCCACCTCCTCAGGTCTCCAAAAGAAACCAAGTTGCTTGTCAGTGAGCTTGTCAAACGCACGATACTTTACGTCATCATAACGCTGTATACCTACATCCCCGTCAAGGAAACTTTTTCTATTCTTATGATCTCTGTTCTCTGTGTCTAATACTGCCATAGTTTTTCCCTAG